CTAACATACCTCGTTTTGTCCAAGAAGCTGAAGACAGGATTTATAATTCTGTTCAATTACCATCATTACGTAAAAACGTAACGGGTACACTGACTTTAGGTAATCAATACGTATCTTTACCAAATGATTGGTTATCTGCGTTCTCATTAGCCGTAGTAGATTCATCTGGCAACTATAATTACCTTTTAAACAAAGACGTCAACTACATCCGTCAAGCTTATCCTAATGCCTCTACGTCTACAGGTTTACCACAACATTATGCGTTATTTGGTAATCAATATGGCAATTTAGATGCTTTATCATTGATCTTAGGACCAACACCAGATAATAATTATCAAGTAGAACTTCACTACTATTACTATCCACCAACCATTGTTCAAGGTCAAATTACTGGCTTTAATGCTATTTCAGGTGGTTCTTTGTATACTCCTGGAACATATACCGAAGTAGCTTTAACAGGCGGTTCAGGATCTGGTGCTACAGCTAATATTGTAGTGAATTCTTCAGGTGCAGTAGCTTCAGTCACACTTACAAATGGTGGTCAATTCTACACATTAACTGATGTATTAAGTGCATCTAATTCAAGTTTAGGTGGTTCTGGTTCTGGATTGCTTATCCCAGTAAATACAATCTCTAACGTCAATGGTACATCATGGCTAGGTGATAACTATGATCCAGTACTTTTATATGGCTCTATGCGTGAAGCTATGCTATTCCAACGTCAAGAACCTGATGTAATCAAGAACTACGAAGAAAAATATCAAGAAGCTATCCAACAACTTAGTCGTCTTGGTACAGGTCTTGAAAGAGGTGATGCATACCGTAATGGTCAGGCTCGTATGAAGGTTAATCCGTAATGGCTATCGTTCAAACCGCTTGTACTATATTTGAATACAATATGCTTCAAGGAGCAGAGAACTTCTCTCCTACAAGCCCATATGTTTATAAACTAGCTTTATATAATGCTAATGCAAACTTAGGCAATACCACAACTGCTTATACTACAGTAAATGAAGTGACAGGCACAGGTTATACAGCTGGAGGCATAGTTTTAACACCTACCATAGCTTATGATAACCAAAGTAATACTTCTTATTTGACATTCAATAATGTCACTTGGAGTCCTGCAAGCTTTACCTGTAGGGGTGGTTTAGTTTATAATAGCACCACTGGTGCAGCTATATTTGTGCTAAATTTTGGTTCAGACAAGATCTGTACATCTAGCTTTACAGTCACTTTTCCCACTAGCAATTCTTCAAATGCCGTGTTGAGAATATCTAGTTCTATTGCAACTTAAGGAGTTTTTATGTTAAAAGAATCACAAGGATTTGGAGATCAAGCGGTTATTAGTCTTGGTGCTAATGCTATTTCCAATGAATCAGTAGGTATTGAAGGACATTACGTAGTTGAATGTCGTGATGCTAATGGTAATTTAAAATGGTCAGATTCATTTCCTAACCTAGTAAATGCTGTTGGTAAACAACTTCTTCTAAACACTTTACTTACTACATCTGGTACATACACTACAGTAGGTCCATTCTTAGGTCTTATTTCAGGTGCATCACCTACATTTGCAGCATCAGATACAATGACATCACATGCTGGTTGGACAGAATTTACTGCTTATACAGTAACTGGTTCAGCAGTGCGTGGTACAGCAGTATTTGGTACAGCTACATCAACAGGTACTTCACCTTCTAACGTTACTACATCAACAGCAACTGCAATCACATATACCATCACAGGTTCTGGTGGTACAGTAGGTGGTTGTTTCTTAACTACTGGCTCTGGTGCTACAAGTACTTTAGGCAATACTGGTGGTACATTATATTCAGCTGGTGCTTTCTCTGTAGCTAAAGTTACAACTGCTGGTGATACTGTTAGCGTTACTTATCAAACTACGGCAACATCTTGATTTTAAAGGTTTTTTTTGTATTATACATACGCACATTATACCAAAGATGGCAATTTATTCTATATAGGTAAAGGTCATGGTAAACGTGCATATGTATTTTATAGACGTAATAATTATTGGAATTCTATAGTATTAAAATATGGAAAACCCGTAGTAAAAATAATAGCCAAAGGTCTTTCAGAATCAGAGGCATTTATTCATGAAATAAAGCTAATTAAGTTTTATAAAGAGTCTGGTATAAAATTATGCAACTTATCTGATGGTGGAGAAGGACCTTCTGGTGCAATACCTTGGAATAAAGGAATTTCTTCAGGGTTAAAGCATTCTGAAGAGTTTAAGTCTAAAATAAGTGCGTTACACAAAGGCAATAAATGGCGTCAAGGCATTTTAACGTCAGCTAAACAAAAAGCAATTGCTAGTCAACTATCCAAAGGTAATAATTACGCTGCAGGCAATACTGCACAACGCAAATGGATTTGGGTTGGCACTCATATTAAAACAGGTGAAGTAGTTAAATATATAGGTCAAAAAGAAATGAAATATGCAGGACTACAACACTCCAACATTATTCAATGCCTAAACGGTAAACGTAAATCCCATAAAGGTTATACATGGTCTAGAGAGGCTTGGTCATGGCATTAGTAATACGTGATAGAGTCCAGGAAACTACCACCACGAGTGGTACGGGTACGCTTACGCTTAATGGAGCAGTGCCTGGTTTCCAATCCTTCACGACTATTGGTAATAACACCACTTTCTACACGATCTATGACAACATAGCTCAAGCATGGGAAGTGGGTGTTGGTACAGTCACAACTGGCTCTCCAAATCAACTAGCTCGTACAACAGTACTAGCAAACTCCAACGGAACAACCACGGCAATCCCATTAGTGGGAAATAGTTCTTCCGTATTCGTTACATATCCAGCAGAAAAATCAGTCAATCTTGACGCTTCAGGCAATGTTTCTCCATTAGGCACAATAGCTTCAGGAACATGGCAAGGAACGACTGTAGGCGTAGTTTATGGTGGTACTGGAGTCACATCATCATCTGGTATTAACTCTGTTGTTTTGCGTGATGCTAATTCAAATATCACAGCAAATAATGTTTTAGCTGGATATGCTGCTACAGTCTCTACTGCATCTACAACTGTTTTAACAGCCGCATCTGCATATATCCAAAGACTTACAGGTTCTACAACCCAAACATTTCAACTTCCAGATGCTACTACTTTACCTAATGGTGCTGCATTTATATTTGATAATGATGCTGGCGGTCTTTTAACAATTGTAAATAATGCTTCTGCAACTGTAGATACAGTACCATCTGGTGGTGCTGATTTTATATATTTAATTTCTAACTCAACGACTGCGGGTACATGGACTAAATATGCGTTCTTACCAGGTGAGTTTGACTTTAGTGCAACAAATGCATCTTTTAATAATGCTACGATTACTAACGCAGTATGGAATGGTACAGCTATAGCAGCAGGTTATGGTGGTACAGGTCTTACTACATTTGGCTCGTCTAACTATGCACTTTATTCTACCGCACCTAATGCATTAACTGCAGGCACACTTCCTGTAGCTGCAGGCGGAACAGGACTTACATCTTTAACTGCGGGTTATGTGCCATATGGTAATGGTACAAACGCATTTAGTAACTCATCTACATTTACCTATAACGGAACCACAGTCACTGCTCCTGCTTTTGCAGCTAATGCTACGATTACAGGTTCTTTAAATGCTGGTGCATTTAGTTATGGAACACTAGGATATTCTGATTCAAACATCTTTGCATCATTTACTTCCTCTGTAAATTCCTATAATCAGATTGTTTTACAAAATACCAATTCTGGTAACGCTGCTTCTACAGACTTTATCGTAAGTAATAACTTAGCTACATCAGCCGCATACTTTGGTGACTTTGGTATTAACAGTAGTGGTTTCTCAGGCACAGGTGCTTTAGGTGCTGCCAATAACGTCTATTTATACTCACAAGGTACAGATTTAGCTATTGGTACAGGGTCTTCTAACTCTATTCACTTTGTAACCAATGCTAACTCAGCTGATGCTATTACAATTAATCCAAGTAATGCAGTAGCATTTAATGGATCTTACGGAACATCAGGATATATTCTTCAATCTAACGGATCAGGCACATCTCCAACATGGGTAGCCAACTCTGCAGGTGGAGCATCCTATACAGTCACTGATTTTACGGCTACAGCATCTCAAACCATCTTTACAGTATCTTATGTAGTAGGATTAGTAGAGGTTTATAGAAACGGTGTAAGATTAGCTAAGGCTGACTTTACAGCTACAAACGGCACATCAATTACTTTAACCAATGCGGCTAATGCTGGTGACATTATTGAGGTTGTAGCCTTTAATACAACCAACGTATCAGCCACAATTGCTTATGATGACTTTAGTGGTACAGGCTCTCAAACAGTCTTTACCATGACTCAAACTCCTGCTAACTCAGCATCAGTCATTATAGCTATTTCAGGCGTAGTTCAAGATCCAAGTAACTATACCGTATCAGGAACGACTTTAACATTTTCAACAGCACCTCCATTAGGCACCAATAATATCTCTTGTAGATACTTAGGCTTACCTACAACCACTCAAGGAACTGCTTCAGTTTTAAATGCAACTAATGGTATAATAGTCAACAATAAAACCATCACTGCTTCATATACAATACCAAGTGGGAGCAATGCTCTAAGCACAGGACCAGTTCAAGTTGCAAGTGGGGTTGTAGTCACTGTCCCCTCAGGCAGCAGATGGGCAGTTATTTAATGAAAGGAATATCTAATTGAGTAGCACGATAAATGCCTCTAATACGGGTTTTGGTGGAATTATCCAACAGGGTGATTCTAGCGGATCATTACAACTTCAAACAGCTGGTACTACAGCAGTTACTATAGATACATCACAGAATGTAGGGATTGGTACTGCCACTCCTGGCGCACCATTATCTTTTGGTGCAACTATTAATTCTGCTGGAACTCCTAATAAAATAAGATTATATGAGTCTGGTGCAAATTTATATGGTTTAAATATATCAACTGGGCAATTGGAAATAATTGCAGGAACTTCAGGCAGCATTGTAAATTATACCAATGGTGCAGAACGCATGCGTATAGATAGTAGTGGTATTGTTACAGGTACTGCTGGTAATTTAATGCTTGTGTCTAGTACTGCATTAGCAACAACATCTGGTACATCTAAAGATTTTACTAGTATTCCTAGCTGGGTAAAACGCATTACCATAATGTTTAATGCAGTTTCATTAAGTGGCAGTGCTCATTTATTAATACAAATTGGTACTGGTGGTACACCTACAACATCAGGATATAGTTCAACATCTAGTTATGCTTTAGCATCTGGTTCTGCATCAGGCGGTGTATCATCTACTGCTGGTTATATTATGTATGTTGCAACAGCTTCTTATGTATTTAGTGGGCATATAATTTTAACTAATGTATCTGGAAATATTTGGGTTTCATCTGGTCTTATTTCCAATGCAACAACAACACCATATACAGGACAAACAGCAGGCACAGGAACTATATCTTCAACATTAGATATGGTAAGAATTACAACATCCAATGGAACAGATACTTTTGATGCTGGTTCAGTTAATATATTGTACGAATAGGAATAAATGACCAACGCAGTCAACTTATCAGCACTAGGTTCTAATGGTTCAGCTAGTTTACCTAACTGGACAACAGGAACACGACCATCTAGTCCTATTACTGGTCAATCTGGTTTTAACTCTACGCTTGGATCTTTTGAGTTTTATAATGGCTCATCTTGGATTTCTATTAACTCTAACTACATTACTTACACTGCTACTTATCTTGTAATTGCTGGCGGTGGTGGAGGAGGATGGGGTAATAGTGGAAATACAAATGGTGCTGGTGGTGGTGGCGCTGGTGGATATGTTACAGGTACTTTTTCAGCTTCTTATGGATCTGGCACTGTTTATACAGCTGCCGTAGGTGGTGGTGGATCTGGCGCTCCCGCAGCAAATTCAGCTGGTTCTGCTGGATCTAATTCTACATTTACTGGAGTAACAACAGCCGTTGGTGGTGGACTTGGCGCTGCTTCTTTTGGTGGAACATTTAATGGAGGTAATGGAGGATCAGGAGGTGGTGCTGGTGTATCTACTTCAGCTCCTTCTTATTTAACAGGATCAGGCGGTACAGGAACTCCAGGACAAGGTAATAATGGTGGCACTGCAGCTCC